ACAAGGCACCCAAGCCGTCGCTGTGGGGGTCGACGCGGGTCACACCTCTCAAGGCGACTCCGCCGTTGCTGTGGGGCACCTCGCGGGTTACTCCAATCAAAGCGCCTCCGCCACGGCTGTGGGGAGACTCGCGGGTCAGACCTCTCAAGGCGACTACGCCGTCGCTGTGGGGGTCCAAGCGGGTCAGGCCTCTCAAGGCAACAACACCGTCGCTGTGGGGAATAGTGCGGGTTACATCTCTCAAGGCAACTACACCGTCGCTTTGGGAGCATCTGCCGGCGCCACCAAACAAAGAAACTATTCAGTAGCCATTGGACATATCGCCGGATACTCATATCAAAATGCTTTTGCCGTAGCGGTCGGCACGGATGCGGGTACTTATAATCAAGGCAACTACGGCACGGCTGTGGGATACCTCGCGGGTAAGACCTCTCAAGTAAACTTTGCTACCGCCGTGGGACATGCCACGGGTGAGAACTCTCAAGGCAGCTACGCCGTCGCTGTGGGGACCTACTCGGCTCGGTACAATCAAGGCGAGTCCGCCGTCGCTGTGGGGATCAATGCGGGTAACGTGGAACAAGGCGACCAAGCTGTCGCTGTGGGGAACCAAGCGGGTTACTTGTCTCAAGGCACCCAAGCCGTCGCTGTGGGGGTCCTCGCGGGTAACACCTCTCAAGGCAGCTACGCCATCGCTGTGGGAAACGGTGCGGGTCATATTAGTCAGGGTGAACAAGCCCAAGCCATAGGGAACTCCGCGGGTTACTTGTCTCAAGGCACCCTCGCCACCGCTGTGGGGGGTCTCGCGGGTTACTCAAATCAAGGCCACCTAGGTGTCGCCGTGGGACGCGATGCGGGTCGGGAAAATCAAGGCACCGCCGCCATCGCTGTGGGGTTCGCCGCGGGTTACGCGTCTCAAGGCATCTACGCCGTCGCTATGGGAGATGGTGCGGGTTACTCGGCTCAAGGCAGCTACGCCACGGCTTTGGGGTCCGGTGCGGCTAATTATAATCAAGGCAGCTACGCCGTCGCTGTGGGGCGCCTCGCGGGTCAGACCTCTCAACATGACAATTCCATCGTCCTCAATGCCTCTGGGGTCGCCCTAAACACGGATGTCGCCTCCTCCTTCTTCGTGAAGCCCTTACGCAACACAGGTGGTACGGCTATGTATTACGATACCACGAGTGGTGAAATTTCATACAGCACCTCCGACGATCGCATGAAGGTCAAGGAAGTGCGCATCAAGGACGCGACCACCACACTCATGAAATTGTCTCCACAAAGCTACTTCAAAAAGTTTAAACTGGATGAACCCAATATTTCCCACTACGAATCGGGTCTCATGGCGCAAGATGTGTGGTACGATGCCCCAGAATTGAGACACGCGGTCCATTTGGGGGCATACGCCGATCCGACTCCAGAAAAACCACCAGCGCCCAGTGATAGTCTCGAAGACGATCCCGACTATTCCGCGTGGGGCAGCGATCCAGCGCAAGTCCAGTACGATCAACTCATTCCATATACGATCAAGTCTATTCAAGAGATCGTCACGGAACTCCCTCGGTCCAAGACCACCGTGTCGAATGCGTGGGGACAAAACATCGTGGGTCTCGTCGTGAGTGCGAATGCCAATGCCCACAAGACGAACACGACACCCATCGTCGCCCTTTCGAATGTCTACATGGACAAGAAATGGTACGGGGTCGTTTCGGAGAAGAAGACCGACACGAACGATTACGATACGCTCGTGGACACGAAGGGCGACACACAAATTTGGGTGACGGACACAGGTGGTCCCATCGAGTCTGGGGATCTCGTGACCACCTCGAATGTGGCACCCGGCTACACCCAAAAGCAAGGTGACGACCTTCTCCGAAGCTCCACCGTCGCCAAGGTGACCCAAGACTGTGATTTCACGGAGCCCACACAGCGACCCATTCGCGTGCCCAAGAAGGAACTCTCAAATGTCACCTATTACATTGAAAAGACGGAAGTCGTCGTCGATTTGTATGAATACGAACAAAACTTGTGCGAACGACGCAAGACGATGAAAACTGAGACCGTGTACCGAAAGATTCACGCGGAGGGTAGCGATACCGTGTACTTCGACACAGATGGAAACGAAGTGAGCAAACGAAAGTACGAGACGCTCACAGGAGGTAGCACGGTCACCTATACCGATGTGTCCACTGACGAGTACAATAATTTGACACCCGAAGAACAAGCCGACTACACGGAAACCATCAAGAAGGTTTACTACAGAGTGGATCTCTTGGAAAGTCCAGTGGAACTGGAAGAAGGTGCGTACGACGAAACCGAAGTTCGCCAAGAACTCGTCGATGTTCTCGATGAAAACGGACAAATCGTATGGGAAGAGACGGGCGAAACGGAACCCGTATACACCCTTGTGGATCACGGAAGCTATAAGGCAGCGCTCGTCTCAGCTAAATTAATTTAATCCATTTTATACACCAGTGAACTTAAAAAAAACTCTCACTATACTATAAAATGTCTGGTGGTATTGCCCAACTTGTGGCCGTCGGTGCTCAGGATGCGCACCTCGTCGGCCAGCCCGAAATCAGCTTTTTCCGTAGTACCTACAAGCGCCACACAAACTTCTCCCAAACCGTGGAACGCCAAGTGATCCAGGGGAATGTCTCCAATGGGGGTATGTCAACTGTCCGCTTCGAACGCAAGGGGGATCTCCTCAACTATGTGTATCTCATGCCAATTAAGGGTGACAGTACCGGTGCAAATACATTTACTACCGATTGGAGTGATGTTGTGACCAAAGTTGAGCTCCTTATCGGTGGTCAGGTTATTGATGATCAAGATGTGACATATTCCAGTCTTATCGCCCCAACTCTTTCGGCGACCAACTCATCAAAGTCCGTGTCCGCGCAACTCTACAATGGCATCGACGGTGCTCAATTCTACCCACTCCGCTTCTTTTTCTGTGAAAACTGGCAATCCGCCCTTCCACTCATCAGCCTTCAGTACCACGATGTGGAACTCCGCATTACTTGGGGGTCTGAAGCTGCTGCGAGCAAATGGGAAGTCTACGCGAACTACGCCTACTTGGATACCCAAGAACGCGAATTCTTTGCCTCGAACCCACAAAACATGATCATTACACAAGTCCAAAAGGCGACTGCTTCCGCTGCAAAGATTCAGGAGCTCAACTTTAACCACCCAGTAAAATATCTCGCGGCGGCGAATGCCTCTGGTGTGAATATTCTCGGTGCTACAGGTGGTACCGACAATAAGACAAAGCTTCAAATCAATGGTGTGGACATTGCCGACTTCAAGTTTGCGAACCCTAACTTCTCAACCATCCCATTGTATTATCACAGCACAAACGCAAACTCGGCGGTTGCGAGTGCCAGCACCGAAAAATTGTTCTTCTATCCATTCTGCTTGGATGCCGGTAAGTTGCAACCAACCGGTACCCTCAACTTTTCTCGTCTCGACTCCGCTCGTATTGTGAACGATCGTAATGATTCCGATGATGATATTTACGCCGTGAACTACAACGTTCTCCGCATTGAGAACGGTATGGGCGGCCTTTTATATTCTAACTAATTAATAAAACACATGTGGAACATAGTTTTCCTCCTCGCCATCGTTTTTGTATTGACGTATGACCCAAAATCCAGGACACTTGAAAAGTATATTGGTGAACCCACACCACCAACTGATAAGTCCTGTCAGTCCACGCATTACGAAGCCGTTCAATTTGCACAGAGCCCCTACGAATGCCCTCCTCCAGGCCGAACCCACATGGGTGCCCTTACTTAAAAGGAAGGATCTAAAGTAACATATAATGATTTCCATGGATCGCGAAACTCTCACACTTGTCGCCACTGTCATCGCTGTTATCGGTGTTGTATTTCTCTTCAGGGAGATGAATAAGGCCAAACAGGATGTTGAGAACCTCAAAGGTTTCTCGTCACATGTGATGCAACGCCTCAATACACCAATCCAAATAATTCCAACCCGCGAAGAACCCGAGGAAGAACCCGCTGAAGAAAAGAAGGAGGAATAAACATATCCGTTTATTATAACTTGCGAATGCGCAATGAAAAAATACAAAGCTATAGCGATACCCGTCAGCTTCTCTGATGGAAAGCCCCGATTTCTCACAGTGAGAGATCGGCGCTTCAAAGATTGGATATTTGTCACTGGTGGATGCAGACGGAGAGAGATCTTTAATCCTCTCCGATGTGCCCTTAGGGAACTCGAAGAAGAAACACGGGGTACGGTTGTCCTCAAAAATGGCGAATACGCGGAGTTCAAGTTCACGGTGAAGGAAAGCCCCACGGTGGACTTGGAGTACAATGTATTTGTCTTTTTCGTTGACTATACCAAGACCCAGCAACAGGCACTCGTAAAAAAGTTTTACGAAGAGAAACAAAAGACCAACCTAAAAAAGATTAATAAACAGCCAATAAAGAAAACTTTTGATGAAAACGACTATATGAGTTTTGATACTCTTGAAGAGTTTAATACTCGTAAGAGGTGGAAACTCATCATAGACAATGTCATCAAAAACCCAGAGTTTTATTCGTGTGTGACTTCCCTCAATAGAAAAACCTTTTCTATTAAATAGAATGAAGTCAAAGTCTTACATTTTAATGCAGATTGGAGAACTCCTTGAAAAAAATAGAGGTCTTTGTCCACAGGAAGTGGACGAATGGAAAGAAGAAAATAAAGAAAAGACCGTCTATGAACTTCTCACTATAAAGAAAAACCTCACAGAATCACCCAGGGAGTTTAGAGATATCTCTGTCATGAGATGGTTTAGAGAAGAAGATCTATAACAAAGTATGTTTAAAAAGTGGTGTACACAACAAAAATTTAATAATGCAACCAATCTATCACATGTGCTCATGGACGGTGGCGTCCTTTCCGTGCCATTTGATAAATTGAATGAGTTTCACGAGAAGTATATAGAAGCTGTCAAGTCTGGTGAAAAACTCTTTGTCGTTGAACAGAAGAGTCCCCAGTACAACTTCTTCGTGGATATTGACTACAAGGATACACGTTCCCTCACCCTTGATGAAATTCAAGACATCTGTAAGATCATTTGTGATAAAGTGAAACGCCATGGTGGAAAGAATTGTCTCGTTTCCGTTTCACCACCGAAGACGGTCGGACAATACACAAAGACTGGTGTGCATCTCAATTGGCCAGGCTTCGTCGTAGATCAGTCATCTGCCATTGCTCTCAGAGAACACATTCTCGTGGCACTCTCAAAGGCCAAGGGTGGTACAGATTGGAATGAAATTGTGGATGCAGCAGTCTATGGTGATGTTCGTAGAAAGTCCAAAGGGAGTGGATTCCGTATGCCATGGTCTCACAAGATGGCAAAGCACACCCAGTGTGGTGGTCAGGGGTGTCCGGAGTGTCATGAGAAGGGTAAGATTGTACAGGTTGCCTACTTGCCCCTATTTATCTATAACCATGGTCCACTCAGTACATTAACAAAGATTGATTCGGGTCCAAACTTGGATATCCTTAAAATGTCCTCCATTCGGACGGACGAGCCACAACACATCACAGTGGAACCACCCTCCACCGTCATCAAGGAGGGTTCCTTTACAGATGCTCAGACGAGGGATGAAATTGAGAATGATGAACTCAAGGGTCTCATTGAAGACTTTGTACAGAGGAATATGGAGGGGCAGTCTACCTCCGTGGTAACAAAACTCTTCAAACACAAGGAAACCTATCTCGTGTCGACCAATTCCAAATACTGTGAGAATCTCAAGAGAGCGCACAGCTCCAATCATGTGTGGTTCTACATCAGTGGTTCCTGTATTGCCCAAAAGTGTTTCTGTCGCTGTGAAACGATTCGAGGACGACGTGATGGTTTCTGTAAAGACTTTTATGGTCGCAAACACACACTCCCTCCAAAAGTGGTTGAGAAATTGTACCCCAAGAAGGAGGAACTCAAGAAGTGTCCAGAAATCAAAAAGTTTGAGGAACGACCCCAAATTAAACAGAGTGATGTGAAGGGTCCCCTCGAGTCTTTCATGCACAAGTGTATGAAGTGTCCAGAAGGGACTCGTGTCGTGAGTATCACGCAGCAGAAAGGTGATTTTACGGCCCTGACTACTTCAACTTATTGTGAGACGATTAAGGGTGACCATCAAGACTCTACAATGTCATATGTTATCAAAGGGACAAAAATCACACAAAAGTGTCCAGTATGTACAAAAAGTACCGCCAGAACACATGAACTCAGTGGTAGTGTCAAAGAGGCTCTTAAAAAAAATAAAACACAACATTAGAAGAATGGCACTCGCTCTTATTGGTGTGAGTGCTTTACTGATATATA